GTGAATATCGATGGTCTACATGATATTCCTTGCTTCTTTTTTCAAAAAGTACTTCATTATCATTGATTGATTGGGATGTCCAAAATCCTACTTCCATTTTGTATTTCTTCCAGTCATCTAATTTGTCAAGAGTTAGCCACACACCTTTTTTTTCCATTGTCTCTCTTAACTTATTATTAATCTCTTGATGATGTGCAAGCCATTCATCACCAAATATGCGTTGGAGATTGGTTGGGTTTCTTGTGTTGTTGAATATACGTTTGGCATTTATTTTTTCCAAAATAATATCAATATCCTCATCCGTATACCCTTTGTCGTAATATACAGAGCTCAGTAGCCCACACTTTTGAAAATAGTATTCTCGTGCTAATTTACTAGCTTCCTCTTCGGTGCAATCTTGTCTTGACAAATAATACTCTTTGCACCATTTGGATTTGCGGCGCATGTAATTACTATATTCACATTTCCATGTATGTGGATATTTTTGTTTATACTCATTCAATATATTAACTGAGGATTTCTTGCTTGACAACTGAAATTTTTTAAATAATGCTTCGCCTTTTTCTTTGCCGTGTCTCGCACAAAACCCTTCTAAAGATGTAGTCTTTTGAGATTTTAAATTGGCTATTTTTAATTCCGCTTCAATTAATGTAATACCGAATTTGAGAGATGCTGTGAGTGGATCATACATAACCGGAATTTTGTTTTGAAGACAATATTTGACTCGGGTATTCCATTTGTAAAATCCATCTTTTGACCATTTGTCTTTTATCGCCATTGCGAAAACTTTTATAGTTTTGCCTTGAAATCCCTCGCCATATAATTCATCTACATCTTTTTTGGCATTTATATTCGATGAAAATGCATTTAAAAAATCGATAATACTACTCTTTAGATTAGAACGTTTAGTTGCCATAATGCGTATAGATTTTACTTATCGCATTATGGCAACTAAATTGGGTAGATTATTCGATTTCCATAATTTCTTCGTCAACTGAAAGTTCTTCCACTGTCTTCCACCCATCCTTGGTCAGGAATCTATGATCTTTAGTCGCTTTGATAATATCACCATTTTCAAGCTCAATATCAAATACTTCGCTAGTGCCATTGTAATAAATTCTATTCGTCTCAACCGGCCCGTCTTTTGTTTCGAGTGTAATAGTTTTATCAGACTCATGCCAGCCTTTCATATCATGCATTTCAATATTCTTCCACGAAAACCCAAGTTGTTCGCAAATTTCATGGAAGTTCATAGGTTTGCCATCAACAAAGACTTTGGTATCCCATTTTAGGCACTTTTCGCACGGCATCTGTGAGGAGACCGTCATGTTTCTCATGCCGTCACGACGAATATTTGACATCAGGGCATCCCAGTCCATTGAAGGCTTTCTGGTAATAAATTCATCCACATCCTTCTTGTATAGATCAAGCTTGGAATATCCTTGAGCGTATTTGGATTTAGACCAGTCAGGCGCTGGTCCCTTTTCTTTGGCAAGCAACCAAGATGCCTCCATTAGGTAATATTGCTGGCGTTCCATGAACTCATCGATAGCATTAGGTGCTTCTGGTGAATCATGATTCAAGCCTTGTGTCGCTAACCATCCTGCTAGATTAGTAATGCCAATACCAAGCGATCTTTTATTCTTAGTGAATCTTTCGGCAGCAGGTGCAAAGTATAATTGGCGATCTACCATATCATCTAGCATGCGTACGGCCTGATGGCATACCTCACGGTGTTCATTTGCCGATCTGATATTGAGCATATTGACCGCCGCAAGCAAACACGTACCAATTTCACCATTAGGATCATCTAGGGATTGACATGGTTTCGTTGGTTGTAGGATTTCTACACAAAGATTCGTCATGTTGACACGCTCAGTCCATGGAGAAAAATCATTAGCAAGATCGATATTAAGAATATAAATTCTGTTCGTTTCGATTCTTTCTTTGATCAAAGAATCAAAGATATCATCTGCAGGAATAGACTTTTTAAATTTAATCTCTGGGTTTGCTTCTGCCTTGAGATAAAGCTCGTCAAATTCAGGCATACCAAACGAATCAAATAATTCAGGAACCTCATGATTCGAGAATAGAGTAATGTTTCCGCCTTCATTCCAGCGTTCATAGAAGATTTTAGAAATACCAATTACATAGTCAAGATGTCTTACACGATTATATTCGGTACCACCAACATTTCGCAATTGGAGAATAGATTCAATCTCCCAATGGAAAATAGGTGCATTGGCTGTACCGGCACCACGTCTAGCACCACCTTGTTGCTGAGACTTGATCGCATCTTGGAACACTTTGAGATATGGAATAACCCCACCATGAATAGTCTCGCCATTCTTAACAGGAGACCCAACACCACGAATCTTGCCGAAATCTAATCCAATGCCATATCCATAACTGGTAGCCCTCGCCATAATATGCGCAGACGAAAAGATCGAGTCTGCCGTATCATCGACTTGAATCAAGCAACAAGATGCACCTGTCTTAACGGGGGTTCTCCATCTTGTAAGCATTGGTGTTGGTATATTCAAACGACGCTCAGATACATCGTCATAGAATTGGCGGATATATTGAATCCGTTTCTTGGATTCATAATTTGCATAGTGAGACATACCAATACACATGAACGCAAATTGAGGAGTCTCATATACTTTATGATTGACTCGATCTTGAACTAAGCCAGTGCGCACGAGATGCTTCATGCCAGCAAAATCGAACATAGTCTCGTCTCTTTCGTGGTCAATATAACTGCCAATCTTATTGATCTCTTCTTCACTGAACTTGTTAATTAGCTCATCTGTATAGACTCCGAGGTCTACACATTTCTTGATGTGGTCATATAGTCTTGGTGGTGTATTACCACCCCACACTTCTTTACGAAGGCCATATACCAAAAGCCGTGCGGCTACAATTGAATAATTTGGATTTTCTAAAGAAATAAGATCTTCTGCTGACTTAACCAATGAGTCTTGAATTTCCGCTGAGGTGATGCCATCGTAGAAGTTAATCTTGGCATTCATAAGAATATCAATTGCTGATGCTCCTGCTACGCCTTTTGTTGCATGGTAGACCATTCTATTGGCCTTTTCTGCATCGAAAATTTCTGTATCTCCTGTCCGTTTTTTGACTAAAATGTCTTTCATGTAATGTTTATCGAGCATACGTTTTAGTATTTAGATTCTTATAATGGCTGAATCTATACTATTCGTTTATTTATTTTTATATTAATCTTCGTCTTCAATATCGACCGAAATCGTCTCATCTTCGAGAATGATTTCCTGGATTTTATCAAACAGGATCATCTCTGCTTTTTCGCTGTCGATGGGATTATCCGTCATAGATACCACAGTCTTAATCAGGTATGCGATGGCAACTGCACACTCTTCGATAGTTGTGTCTTTGCAAATTTTGACATCAAATGCTTCGTCGTCGCCAGACAATTGAACGAGAAATAATACATTTGAATCATTCGATGATTTCTTTACACTCATATCGATAATATGATATTGTGTGTATGCAAAATCAAGAAATGTATTGAATTAAAATGGCATTACATCGACATCTTTTTTTGCCGCGTACTGATCTATTAGAGCTCGTTCTGCTTGTGCGTCTGCACTTATCTTGTAAATAATCTGGACTGCATTTTGAACCTCTTTTAGCATATAGTCATTGATTATATTAAGTTCAATGTTTGTAACGTCTTCACTCTCCTCGTTATCCAAAAGACCAGAATCAATTAATCCTTGTGCCCACGACTTTGCCAGGGCGTCGGCGATTTCTGGTATGTCTTTGGTACTAAACATAGACAGATATTTTTTGAAGAGATAGAAAACAAGATAATTTGTTATATCCTCTCTAAATATTGACTTAATGTCTGAATCAAATTGGAAATCATCATTCATGGCAGTTTGAGATTCAAATGATTCAAGACGGCCAAAAGATGAGTCGCTTCATAAACCGCGTCAAAGAGTGCGTGGTGCAGTGGATGTTTTTCTGATCTTTCTTTTCGGAATTTGTTGTCAGGATCAAATTGAAGAATGGTTCTTACACATCTCTCTTTATTATATGGCCACGGTGATCTTTTGCCACAAAGCTTAAAGCTATCTTCGAGAATCGAGCAATCAAATGAAGGGCCGTGTCCCCAGATATAACTATTTGGCACTTTTCGAAACCACTCCTCGAATTTGGTAGTTGCGATGTCTAGTGTGACTGGATCAACAAGCAGCGCTTTTTGTATATTTTCTGGTTGTTTTTTCCACCAGTTCATTGTATTCACTTCAGTAGTAGCCCCTTTCTGAACCGAATCCAAAGGATCGACATTGGTATAGAATGTATCATACATTCCATTGCTATCAAATCTAACAGCACCTATAGAAATAATCGCTGCGTTGTGTTGTGTTGATAGCGTTTCGAGGTCTACTAAAACGTGATTTCTCATTTATATATCTAGGTTTGTTGATCTTTATTATCAACGAAGCGATCATATTTTTCAACAATAGATTTTTTAATTTCCTCACCATCTGCATTAACTGGCACCTTTGCCAATTTTCCCATAACAACTTCTGCAATAGAATGCTGGAGGTGATAATGAACGGGCTTGTTGTTATTGATAATTGCCAAAAGTAGGCAATGCTCGTCATCGGATAATTGCCTGATAAAATCAGTATGAAATGTCATATATTCTATTTGATTGGTTGTTTTTTAATTCTGTTTCAAAGTGATGTAATTTATTAAGGACGTTATCTTTGAATCTTGACATTGCTGCTGCAAAAGCTATAATAATGATGGCAACTAAACCATACCCTAGAAAGTCGTAATAACCAAATGAAAATGAGGACATATAAAATTATTTACAACAAGATGGAAGTCCTTTTGTTCTTATTTGGTGTAGTTTCGTCTCTCTATCAATCTGTATCTTTTGTCTGAATGCCACACCTCTCCTTCTGTCTGAACTTCGTAGATTCCTTCTGTGGTTGGGATCTGAGTGCCTTTGATCGGTGTCAGAATCGATGGTTGGTAAATTTTAAGAGGTGTTACCGATGGCATGCTTTCCTGCTGCGAGTGTTTACACGCCAGTAGTTGTATTGCCAGTGCTATTAGGATTATCTTTGTTTTCATTCTTTTTTGGCGTAAAGTATTCACTCATATCTGTCATGAACCTTTGCTCCGATAGGAGATAGGAATATATTAAATCTGCCATATCCGATGAGTCGGTTGTTTTTTGACCCCGAAGCATTTCGATTTGATCGGCATATTCTTTTTGCTTCTCTCTAGATTTAGAATGGATTTCATAGTAATAATACTTGCCCTTCCATTCTAAAAATAGAATAGTCGCATCCAGAAGTCTTTTGATGATCTCTATCACTTTTCTTTACCAGTTTCTTTGGCGTGTAGAATGTTAAGTGCAAGAAAATCAATTACTTTGTATATTTTGGCAAGACCAGTTCCTTCTTTTGGTGTTGGAATGATGGCAGCAAGCGCAGAAGCAAATGTCACCAATGCCGAAAATACTTGGAAATATTGATTGTTGATTAGCGGTTTAAGTAGTTCTTCCATGAATCTACTTACCTGTAGCATGTGCATTTTCGCTAATATTCATCAAAAGTGCAGTTTGCAGGATTGATGTTCTAATTGGTGTCAAAGATATACCATGATCGAGAGCGCATTGACTATCTAACGCACAATTTGCTCTTGGAATTGGGTCCATCTTTTTATATTCTTCCAATGTCATATATTGCTTTTTGGGAATTTTATCTCCCATAGCAGAAGTCAATATGTCTATAATTTGTTTCGTTGTGATGTAACCCGGTTGTGTTAAATTGAATGTTTTACGGCTCGTTTGCAAGCTGAATGTCTTGTAAGCTGCACGCACGAACTCGTATAAATCAGTATAAGAATTCGTTGTATTGATTAATTTTTTAAAGAGGATGAATTTGCTGATAACGTTTTTTGGATGCGGTACTGAATTAAATGGGAGCCTCATTCTCCATATCAGCGCATCTGTATTTTTGAGCAATTTTTCACCAAGAGCCTTTGTTCCACTATACCAAGACGAGTTAGCATCATCAAAACAAAAGTTAGGTTCGTCTCTTTCGTTGTATAATTTCGTAGGTGATTCACCGATATCACACCGAGGATCGCTGTATATGCATCCCGTAGAAACATGCCCGAATTTGACATTGAGACTATCACATATTTCAGCTATTCTTAGAGGCATGAATGCATTAGCTTCGATGCATTCTGTTTTTGCATCAGGCAATTCACAAGCAGCGATGTTTGGAGATCCAGTGTACGCTGCGCAGTTAATCACTCTTTCTATGCCATTTTCAAGAAGATATTTTCTAAACTCTTCTTTGACTATAGGATGTCTGGCTGAATAGGTTTTGAGCTCTGGGGTTAAATCACTCAAATAACGGGCAAAAGCACTTCCAACATAACCATTAGAACCCAACAACAACGTCATGGTTTGACGCTGCCTCCTGGTTCATTCATGTCTTTTTTATTTTTTGAAGACCAATTAATCAAATCCCAGCCGTTGCTAAACTTTTTAGGATTTTCTCCTTTACGTCGCTTTGGTCCTTTGCCTGCTTGAAATTTGCTCATATGTTATATTACTAACGTCTCAAAATGAAATCAATGATTAATTGGGGCTTTTCGAAGAATTTTTTGAAAATCAAAATCACTCCTTCAATTACCTCGGGGCTTACAACCCCAACTATGCCGTAAATTAATGCTTTAGTAAAGCTACTGAAATCTGATTGCTCGAGTATGAACCATGAAATGCTACTTGAAATTCCAGCGGCAAGGATTTTTCTCACATAAGAACCGATGCTATACTTTGCATTGCTGTGTAAGATTCTAGCCAGCATACCACCGGCTCCTATGAGAGAAACAATCCAACCGCCTTCGGCGAATCGATCAACAATAGTTTTTTCTGTATCCATTTTATTATCAATACTTATTTAAGGTATTGATAACTATTTGGCTCGCCATATCAATTATCGTAAATATTGAT